AGTACCGGCCGGACCTCCTTATCGGCGATGATCTGGAAAACGACCGCAACAGCCAGACCCAGGAGCAGCGGCAGAAAATCAACGACTGGTTTTACAAGGCTTTTTCCAAGGCCGGGGCGAAAAATGCAGTGATCCTGGTGATCGGTACGATCCTGCACTATGAAAGCCTTCTCGCCCGGTTGCTTTCCAACCCGGCCTATCTGGGCCGCAAGTTCCAGGGCGTGATCCGCTGGAGCACGGCCACAAGGCTATGGGAAGAATGGGAAAGGATTTTTACGGACATGACTATCCCGGTTCAAGAAAGAAATGCCAGGGCTGATGAATTTTTCGCTAAAAACGAGGAGGCGATGACCGCCGGCACCGTGGTGATCTGGCCCGGGCACAGAAGTTACTATGATCTGATGAAACTGCGCGTAGCCGAAGGCCCGGCAAGCTTCGATTCGGAAATCCAGAATGAGCCGGTGAATCCTGAAGACTGTCTTTTCAAGCCCGAGTGGTTCACCTGGTTCGAGGAAAAGGACCTCGCCCCGGGCCAGATCAAAACCGTGGTTGCCGCAGTAGACCCCTCTCTGGGCAAAGGCTCGAAATACCACGACCCCTCGGCCATTGTCGCCCTGGGCCGGGATGAGAACGGCGCACTGTACGTGCTCGAAGCGGATATCCAGAGGCGCGACCCGGACCGGATAATCAAGGAAACGATCGAGCTTTATCTCGAGCGGGGACCTGCGGTTATCGGAGTGGAGACAGTACAGTTCCAGGACTTTTTCAAGTCCGTCCTGGAAAAAGAGGCCCGGGAACTGGGGATTTACCCGCCGGTGAGGGGGCTGGCCAGCACGCACGACAAGAAAATGCGCATCCAGCGTCTTCAGCCCCTGGTCAAAAGCGGTACTCTCCGCTTCCAGAAACGCCACCAGACGCTCTACGACGAGCTGAGGCTGTATCCCAAGGCGGATCATGACGACGGGCCGGATGCGCTGGAAATGGCAGTCCAGCTCATGGAATCTTTCTGCGGAATGGAGCGCTTCCATTTCGATCACCCGCGAACGAAAACTCAACATCTAACCAAGGTTTTCGGCTGATGCTTACCAAGGGCAGAAAAAGAGGAAAGAGGCGGTTCGGCAGGGAAAGGCTGTCAGTCAGCGTGGGACGGGAATATTCCAGCCCGCTCCGGGATAAGCTGGCCGGCCTTTTCGGCCGGATGCTCGCTAATCCGGACCAGACCCTGGCCGATAATTCCGGCGAAGGGCTCAAGCTTTACAACGAGATGCTGCGCAAGGATGCCCAGCTCGCCATGTGCTTCCGCCAGCGCGCTCTCAATGTCATGGCTCTGGGCTGGGGCGTGGTGCCCGGCGGAGAAACTCGTGAGGATCACGAACAGGCGGCCTGGGTCGAGGATGTGCTCAAAGATATCAGGCATTTCCACCTGAGCCGCACCAGGTTCTTCCGCGGCATCTCCCACGGCTATGCGCCAGCGGAGATAATATTCAAGCGCCGGCCGGACAGTTATATCGGGATCGACTGCTTCAAAAACCGTGATCCGGAAAGGTTCCGCTTCGACGATCATGATAACCTGGTGCTGGTGGGCGCCTGCGGCGAATTCCAGGAGGAGATGCCGCAGGGCAAGTTTGTTGTCAACACCTGGGGCTCGGATGAGACTCACTACGGCCAGAGCCTTCTCTGTGAGCTTTACCCCCTATGGTTTTTTAAGAACAATGCAGTCAAAGAACTGGTCCGCTTCGTGGAAAAGTTCGGCGCTCCCTATCTCTGGGCGAGCTACCCGCGGGGGCTTTCCAGTGCCGAGCAGGACGCTCTTCTGGAAGTGCTCAAGCTCATGCAGTCCAATTCAGTGGGAATCGGCCCGGAGGGCACGGAAATAAAGATCAGCGAGGTCAGCCGCCAGGGGGTGATCGAGGTCTTCCGCTTCATTATCGACGAATATGTGGACCGCCAGTACGCCAAAGCCATCCTCGGTCAGACCCTTTCCACGGAAAGCGAGAGCGGAACCTATGCCCTGGCTAAATTCCAGAGCCAGAACCAGCAGAGTATCATCGAGGATGATTCACTGTGGCAGCAGGAGGAAATTAACGGCGTGATCCGCACCCTGGTCGAGATTAATTTCGGCCCGCTCCCGGCGAAACGCTATCCGCGTTTCCGCATTCCGTACGAACAGGAGACTGACCTCGAGTCCTACCTCAAAGCAGTCTCCGTGGCGGTGAACGAGCTTGGGCTTCCGGTAGGCCAGTCCTGGCTCAGGGAGCGGATAGGTTTTCCCGCACCGGAGGAGGAAGAAAAGCTGCTCGACGGGAAAGCCGCGGACCGAGGGGATCTGGAGCAAGGGCGGGAAATGAATCCCGGTCGGTTTAAGTCCACGAAGAAGTCTAATTGATTCATCCCAGGCTGGAGAGTTGACAATGAAGAGGAACAGGCTGACAGACGAAGAGATCGACGGGTGGTGGGATATCGCCCGCGCGGGTACCTGGAGCGGCTCTGCCGGCGGGGCACCGGCCAGGATAGAGATCACCGGAGAGGAGCTTGCAGAAATGGCCGCAAGCTATGACCCCAGGCTCCAGGAAGCTCCGGTAACCGTGGAGCACCAGAGGCAAGGCCCGGCCCACGGCTGGGTGGCTGCGCTGAGAGTGATCGGCGACAGGCTTCAGGCCAGGTTCAAAGACCTATCCGCCAGCTTGCGCGAATGGCTTGCCAGCGGGGCCTATCGCAGCCGGTCTATCGAAATGTACCGGCCATTCGAGCCTACAGGCAAAGCCTACCTGGGGGCGGTGAGTTTCCTCGGCGCTGCTCTGCCGGCGGTAAAGGGGCTTTCACCCGAACCCTCGGCATTCGCCGGCCGGGAGTGGAAAGAAATGATACTCATAGATTCCGGTGGGATGAATTTAGCGGAAATGCCCACAAAAGGAGGAAAAGAGATGGATGAAAAGACTGTTGCCGAGCGGGTGATTCATTCGCTCAGGGAAATGTTCGCCGGCCGGGAGGATCCCGGCACGGAGAAAGGGTGTTCTGAAGAGGCGGAGCGAATAAGCGAACTCTCCCGCCAAGTGGTGGAGCTGGAAGAGATGCTCGAGCGGGAGAAAGAGACCCGCAGCCAGGCTGAGAGCCGCCTGGCCGCGTTCGAAGAAGATATCGCCCGGAAAGAGCGGGAAGCCGAACTGCTGAAGTTTTCTTCAGCCCTTGAACAGGCGGCCAGGGAGGACCGGATAACACCCGCCGAGCTGGCGGGATATCTCAAACTTGGTTCCCGTCTCGATGCCGAAGGCCGCCGGGCGATACTCGAAGAAGTGGCCGGAAGGGAGCCCTCGATCCTTTTCCGCGAGCTGGCTCCATCCCGCGAGGAGAAAAATTCCAGAGCTGCGGAAATGGATCGCCAGCGCGCCCGATTCGAAAAGTTTCCCGAAGACCCGGAACACGACCGGGCGCTCAAACTCATGGCTGCAAGCCCCGGACTCTCGTTCGGCGAAGCAATCGAGCGGGTGCGCCTGGGGAGCAAGTAACTGAAGGCTGCAAAACAAAGAGGAAAATGGAATTGCCGGATATTCATCAAGCCGTGTTCTTTTACCGAAAGTCCAATTTAACACCAAAAACGGAGTAGCGAAAAATGGCTGTCAAACTGAGAGAAAGGCTGCTCAACACGGACACTTTCACCGTAGGGGCGAGTGAAATAGCCCGGGGCAAATGCGCTGTGCTCAACAATGGAGTGCTCGAGGCCTCGGGGGCCAACTCGGCCAGGTTCGTGGGTATCACCACCGAGATCGGCTGCGCCGGCAGGGATGTGCAGGTGGCCCAGGGAGGAAGCACGGTACTGGCCCTGGCTGCGGATGGCACGATAACTGAAGGCGACTGGCTGCTGAGCGACAGCCAGGGGAGAGTGGCCAAGGCTGCACCGGCCAGCCAGGGTACGGCACAGCACTTTGTCGGCTATGCCCTCAAGGCGTCCGCTGCAGCGGATCAGCTTATCCCGGTGGTTGTCTGGCCGGTGCGCGCGGATAACCCGGCTCCCTGATCCATTGCAAAGACCCGGCTGCCTGGTTTTTGACCCAAATCAACTTTAAAACGACAATGATTAACCGGAGAGAGAAATGTCCGACAGATACGCAACTCAGAACCTGAACCGCACCCTGACCCAGTTTGCCGTGGAGAACATGGGCCTCGGCGGGCCTTTGGTGGCTGACCGTCTGGCCCCTGTGGTCCGCGTGCCTACCACTACCGGCAAATATTACAAGTTCTCCAACACCGAGGGGATGCGGGACGATTATGACGCCCTGCGTTCGCCCAAGACCGAATCCAACGAGATCAGGCGCTCTTACAGCTCGTCTACCTATGCCTGCCAGCAGTACGGCCTGCGCGAGCTTATCGCCGATGAAGAGATGGATAATGCCGACCGGGCGGT